GAGTCGCTAACGTATTACTTCTCCAACCAAACTGAAAAACTTTATCAGTAGCAGCGATGGAAGCATCATCACCAACCGCTAAATTGAAGCCTCCTGCAGACCTTGCGAGAACACTAAAAATTTGATAGCTCGTATTAGCGGTAATAACCGTATCCTGTGAGATGAGGGACTGGGAACCATCGAAATTAACAGTGGGTAGTCCGTTTACCGGATTCACGTTATAATTACATATATTACTTGGATCAGTACTATAGAAAAAGTTCCAATCGCTGACCTTATTTTGCCAAGCATAGACTCCCGAAAGAGTAGCATCGGCACCTAATGCTACATTAGCTTCGTTGGCTCTACAAAGCACTTTTAGTCTGCTATCTCCAAAGATACTACCACATGTGGTGGTAAAGTTACTAAGATTAACCAAAGCGGGATTACCGTAAGTAAAGTAAATCGTTCGTGAGCTCGCCGCTAAACTTGGTAAAAGTACGAAAACGACTGTGTAACTTGTGTCCGGTGATTCCATCCAAAAGCTGAGTGGAGTGACTTGATCACTATCGACAACCCGCAAATCGGTAAAGAAACGAGAGCAATAGCCATTTTTATAAAGCGTTGCCGTATCAATTGGAATCGCTACGAGATAGTTTGTTTTTGAAGTCTTTCCCGTGTTATCAATAGTCACTGCAACCATATACGGATTGACCCGAGCTTGATTCGTATCAGTTTCACTATTGTAATTACTTGCTGCTCCAAAGTCAGAGGTCATCTTTTTTACATCAAGCGCAAAATCAGCGGAAGTGGAGGACATAAACTAAACTTCAAAGACTAAAAAGGTGAAAGCAGTGCGGGCATCGCTGGCTATGGCTATGGGGATAACTACATCATTTATCTCTATATATGCGTATCCCGAAAAAAGAGTTAGTCCTGTGTCATTACCGATTTGCACATAGAACTTACGGGAGCTTTGGCCATATGATTCATAGTTGGCGATGAAATCGGACCACAACACGTTGGTGAATTTAGGTGCCCAGGCTCTCTTTTTCTGTCCGGCAACGACGACGTTTCGCTTCCCGTGATAAGTCGTTCTGTTTTTTGTCTGAGTTACTCGATTAAGCTCAAGATCGGAGAGAATAGCTTTACTGAGCTTCGTTAAGCTTCCCGAGTTGGGCCCTATAGATACGTGTACTGATTGATCTGCCATAATTAATAAATTTAAGCTATACCGTGTTGCGCAAAGATTCGTTTGACTCTCTTTGCCATTTCGGCAATATCTGAATCAGTCGAAAAGAATCCGTTCCAGGTAATATTTATGTTAATAGTATTTCCCCCTGCACTGTTGCTACTACCAGCTAGAATATCTCGAGTCTGACTCGCCGTTTTGACAGTTGATCTAGGAGAAAGAGTGACAAGCTCAGGACCATTCTCTCCAACTAAAGCTACTCCTCCTTTAAAATTCTCTACGCCATTAGCGAAATGAGGAATTTCCGGCAAGCTTATAGTTACCCCCATAAAGTTCTGTCCTTGAATTGAATTTCTGAAGTTGCGGATAGGGTCAGCGATAGCCCGAAGTGATGACAATATCCCGTCTTTAACGGCGTAAAAGACTCCAAGAGCCATGTTTTTGAACCCGCCTAAGACTCTACCGAAGGAGTCCCAGGCCTTCTGCCAATTTCCGGTCGCCAGATTAACGAAAAAATCAACGACATTGAGAAACGTATCTCTAAGCATGTTAAACCAGACGATACACTGCTGCACGACGAAGGTTACTATCCCCACTATTGCGCTTAATACGGTAGCCAGTACTTTTATGGCGACGAGGAGGGTAAGAATAGCCCCAACGATAACCACCCCCAGCGCTCCCGCAAGCAGACCCAGTATTGGAATGATAAGAGGACCGATGACGTTCCACAATTTTACTAGATTATCCCATAATTCCTTAACTGCGGGGACGACTTGCGTCATAAAAAGATTAACCAGATCTTCTAAAGCAGGTTGAATCTTCGGCCAGATATTAGTTACGAAATAGTTAAAAGCGTCTTGTAGTCGTTTCCAAGTTTCGGTTACAAACTTGTTTATACCCGGCCCCCCGGTTGTAGAAAACCAAGAACCGAACTCTTTTAAAGCTGTCTGTATTTTCGGCCAAATGTTCGTTACAAACCAAGTAAGGGCCTGGGAGAGTCTATCCCACGCTTCAGAAACAAACTCGCTAACTCTCTTAATCACTGCTTGTATTTCTTCTCTGTGAGCTGCAAACGTATCAGTTAAGAACTTCATTGCCTTTATCAATATTGGAAGGAACGTTGTACCTAAATTAATCAAAACGACTTGTAATTGGTTTTTCATTATACCCGTTAAAACATCTAAGTTATCGGCATTCGCCTCATAGCTGTCTTTTAAAGCATTCTCACCGTCGTTGACTTGATCTAAGTCTTTAGCAAAAGATTTGCCTTGATCCCCTGCATAGGCCATCGCAAAACGCAAAGCTCTTGTTTCAGGAATCATAGCGTGTAATTTGTCAATTGATCCTCCGCTTGCTTTCATTACATCGTTCATCGCACTTTGTAGCGTCATTGAACCGTTCTTGACATTCTTAAAATCTGCGATAAGATCAACTCCGGCAGCTTGACCTAAACTCATCATAGCATCTTTGGCTCCGGCAGTCGGAACTTCAAGATGCATTAAAGCATTGTTGATATCGGTAACGGCTTCAGACGTGCTTGCTCCACTTTGAGTCATCATTGACATTCCCGCCATCGCCTCTTGAAAGGAGACGCCCGCTAAGTGCGTTGTATTTGATAAAATACCGATTACAGGAGATAACTGGGCCATGGTCATGTTACCCCCTACCATGGCTCCGTGCATGTAGCCGAGATACTTACTTGTATCATTAACCGAAGCTCCGTAATCGTGCATTGCAATCGTAGTAGCGTTGGTAATACTACCGAGCGAGTCTCCTGTTACAATTGCCGCCTTATTCGTTTCAGCTATGATCTTTTGACTTTGAGCCAGACTGAATCCTTCGGATCCAGCAGTACGATACGCCTCAGCGATGTCATTCATCGGGGAGGGCGAGATCATCATCGTATCTTTAATCGCATTCCCAAGATCGACGGTTTGGGCGGCTGAATAGTTAAGATTAGTCGACGTTTCCCTAAGCGTTTTTTGAAAGTCAGTAGCTAAATGAACCGATAATCCTGCTACGGCTAGAGCTGCCGTGCCTCCAGCAATGCCAAGACCGAGTAAAAATTTACTGACGCCTCCCAGAACTCCCATGATACTATTGCCTTTATCTCCAATATCTCCAATAGAAGACGATACCTTTTTAAGCTCCTTACTGGCATTGTCAGTAGCAGTAATAAGGATTTTTAAGAGCTTAGTATCATTCATATATTAAATTGGTTTGGCATTTCGACGTTTCATGCCTGCGGCTTCGGCTTGTCTGTACTTCTTAACTTTCTCCAAGACTTCGATAGGTGTTCGGCAATACTCTTCCCAGCTTATACCCCATTCGAGCATGAGCGAATAGTCGATATACTCGCTGGGGACCTTTCCCGTTTCATTCTTATAATAGTCACTAACAAGGAGAAATTCTTCACTGCTGACCCAATTTACTTCGTCAGCCGGTCCATAAAATTTGATTCTTCAATGATGGCAAGCAATTTTTCTCCGTCTTCAAAAGTGAGATTCGTATACTCGTCTTGGGATAAGTCGAAGACTTTAGCCATTACCAACATTTTTTGGTCCTGCATATTGTTATATAACACAGCAGCTGAATCAGGCGTTGGTTTAGAAGTTTCTATATCAAAGTAAACGCCTTGTAAGCGCATTTTGCGTATATTCATCAGCTCAAGAAACGAAATACGGTTAGGATCGAATTTAACTACTTTACCCGTACTAAGAGTAATAGATATATTCATCAGTTCATTTATCGTACGTGATCTTTGTTCAACTTCCTCTGATTCTAAGACGCTTTGTTCAGGCACGTCTTGAGTTTGTCCGGGAAGTTCAATTGCATTGTTTGGATTATTATTTTGTGACATAAATATTAAGCGATTGCGGTTAGAGAATTAATAACGGTTCCTTGAAAACTAAAGCCATCCGTAACTGAAAATTCGGGGAAAGTGACAACGTCCAGGGTCATTACATTGTCTTTTTCGTATTTATAGACAATATCGTATCGAGAAGGCGGAATAACCAGATTTACGGTAGGTTTTAGCCCTGACGTACCGATACTTGCGGCGTTCTGATTAACCATTGCAATTTTAAAAGCCTTTTTATTACCTGCTTTATAGTCCGTCTCAAAAGTGGAACCAGGAGTCGAACGAAGAGTAATTGTGAATTTAAGAGACACATCGAACTTTTGTGCGAATATATCAATAGGAGTGAGAGAACCGAGAGCCATGTCGGCCTGACTGTTATTTTTCAGACTAAGTTCAAAGCTGCGACAATTGAAAGCGGTTGCGCTTGATAGACCTGATGTGGAAGTGGCGTAACCGATAGTAATATTCTTTCCGATCTGATATCGTGTCGGCTTGGTATAACTGATAGTTGGAGTCGAAATGGAAGACTCATTCAAAGCCATGATACTCGTTTCGTAAGTTGACTCTCCGCCTGCGTCACCCTTAATATTCAGCTCAGATACGGTTGTACCCGTAGAAGCGAAAAAACCACTATCTCCTCGTTGATAAAAGCTAGTAAAACTGGGGAGCTGTGTATTATTAGCACTCGTTAAAACCCAGGTTGTCGCCCCACTGGCGGTAGTTGGCGTGCCTTGCCCAAGAAGATAATAGAGCCAATAAATAATAGTATCGGCGTCGGTTTTACCCCCAAGCTTACCCTCTAAAGCCTGATAGGCAATATCGCTATAAAGTAGCTCATCACGAATACCGAGAGCTGATTTATCTTCAAATGGAGTATTTTTAACCTGCATGTCAAAACTATCCCAAGGTATAAAAACGCTTGGGGTCGTCATTGCGGTATTGCGGGTAGTATCTTTAGCGATTCCTACTGAATTTTGTCGTCCTACGTATGGCATAATATTATATAGTTAGGTGATTATTATCTTGAGTTTGTGCTTCAACAGGTGGCATGGGCTCTTCAAGGTTGCTGATAGGCGGTTCAACCTGATTCGTATCTTGAACTGGCGCAGGTTCGGCTATCTGAGTTGGTATTGGTTTGAGCCGCAGTTCAAGAAGTCTTAGTGCTTCTTCTCTCGTATCGGCTTCAATGGATATGCCATATTGGGGGAAAAAATGATCGGTAGACATAAAAAGATTTTAGGGTAAGTCGTATATATTCACGTCATCTCGTATTTCAATCTCGAATGACTTATAAATCAGGTTGTCGGTAAAAGAAGGGTCCGGGTTAAATGCTCCGGTAATATCGCCAACTATCAAATCGGACCAATTGGTGTTGTCTCTGACCGCTGAATCCTGCAGAGTGTTTAAAATGAGCTCCTCGAGCGCATCCATCCTGGCTTCTTGATTATTATCAGGAACGCCATTTGTGTCGGCATATCGAAACGCAGCAGTTAAATAGTAAAAATAGCTTCTACGATAGGTCTCATTATCCATCATCGACTCACCCGTGATGTTCGGCCTTAGCTTATCCGAACTAATAAACAGGTAAGGATCAGTAATTCCAATGTTGGTATACCCTATATTTACGCTCAAATTAGCGCCTTCAAAGGTAATGCTCTGCAAAATGCTTTGCAGTTGAGATTTATGAAGAGTGCGTAGAAGAGTAGACATTATAATGAATTAATAAGATTGAGGCCGATTTGAATTCCCAGGCTGAGCCTTCCACTCCAAATTCTATCGACTTCCTTCCAAATAATCGTGGAAACGTTCTCTTGAGTCGTTTGGATGGCTGGATTAAAAAACGGGTAGGGCTTAGTGCCAGGATGATTAACTGACCGAGCGAATACAGTTTGACCGCCTGCCTGAAAGACCAGGAAATTACCGTTTTTCGGCATAATAAGGTGAGGAGCTGTACCGTACTCGACGAAACTCGCATAAGGGGCGGAAGCTACGACTTCACTTGATAAATCACTTATCTTATTCGTCTGTATTGACTGCTGTAATCTACCTGTCCTTTTCCAGGGTACTTGTCGGTTATATATCTGCTCTTTAACGTTCTTCTTAGCCTGGTCACGCATGAAAGCGGAAATAAGAGTAACCGCTCGGGATAAAGGCTGTTGCACTCCCGTTTGAGTCAGGGCCTTGATACCGTTAACATCGATTATACTTATGGTTGCGCTCATTTCGTCGTTTTAATTTCGAGTTTAAAAAAAGGTTCAATCGCAGTAACATCGCCACCTTGTCTGAGTGTAAGGCTTACTATCTTGTAATTTTGTCCGTTAATCTGAATCTTATCGTCCAAGGCGGGAGTGATACCGGCATTTGTTAGGTCCGACTGAGCGATAAATACCCAGTTCTTGATCCCAACTGCTTTATTATCGAGTATGCCTCGCTGCGGATACATGGCGACTCTGCTTAAGGTAATCCCTGAACCGTCACTATGACTACTTGGATTAAAAGCGGTATAAGTCGCAGTCGCAGTGGTGAAAGCGGGCATGTCGTAGATCTGGCTCATATGGCAAACATTATTCCGATAGCTTCTGTTAAATACGGCATGCAGGCAGCCATGAACGGTTCAACGGCGTCTAGTACGCCAGCCTGAATAAAGCCGATTGCGTCAAGATACTGTTGAGGGATCTGAAATTTGATCTTAACATCATCAATATTGTTCTCAAGTATCATTCCTTGCCCTCTATATTTATTCCCCGTATAGGCAAGAAGCGTGCAATAATAGATTGGGATTAAAAGATCTGAAGGCACAGTAGCGGACCAGCCTTTGGTGCCTGATAATTGAATAGAAGAATATCTATCAAGAACGTATGTATAGAGTATGATTCGAGTCACCGGACTAGAAAGCCCCGTTGGATAATCAACAATATAGTCCTGATCTTGTACGAGAGTAAGACTGCTGCTATTACCGAACTGACTGTACGTCACGGTTAAGCCTGACTCCTGCCACGCTCCTTTGGTGGGAACTGTTTTGATACCGTTACCAGAACCGTATAGTGGTTTTCCGGTAGTATTAGAAGTCAGGCTGAACTGTTGACGTGTCGTACTATCAATCTTTCCGCTGGCGTTCTGTAAGTAGTTTTGTAAAAAACTATCATACGTAGTCTCTGAGATATTAGCCCAGGACTTGAACTGATCCAGCGAAAAGTAATTTGGCATTAGACGATTGGATATATATTGACAGTCAAAGTTGCGCCTCCAACGGTAGACAATTTAACGGCGAAATAGCGTGAGGAAGTACCACTTACGATATATTTATATACGGTGGCTCCCGTAGTTGCGGGAGTAGTCCTAACGGTATCCGCTACGAACGTACTATTATCGGAAGAATTCATGACTGAAGCGACTGAAGAGGAAGCGCTAGAGTTAAAGCTAAGGACTACTTCGTAAAGCTGATAGTCATAAGCTGCGGTATCGATAGTAGCTCCCTGTGTCGTAGTCGTCAGAGTTTGAGTAACGAGAGGTTGGGCTGAAGATGGAATTTTAGAAGACATATTTAGGCTTTTTTAGACTTTGTTTCAGATTCAACGGGAACTTCAACAGGAACCGAGTTTTGAGGATCCACGGCTAGAATTGGCTCACCTGTTTCGCCTTCGGTAGGAGTAACGACGGATACGCCGAAACTGGAATTACTATCATCGACTATAGTTATATAAGGAGTTAATCCGTCCTCCAAAATAAGGCCCGTATAATACTCGACTTCTTCTTTGCGAAGAAATTTGGTATCGACCTGGCTATTGATGCCGAAGCTTTTACTTATGAATACGCCATCACTGTTTTTATAGGCTAGGGTGAGCGTAGGCACGTTAATTTGCACGATCATATTAGAGTCCAGTTGTTATGTTAGCTTTGAAAAAGGAGTCAGAATACAAAGGCTGTCCGTCTGCGAAACCGTAACTTACGATTTTCTGGGTAAGATTGGTCAGCCCAGTATAATTATCCACTACAGTGCGAATATCTCCGTTATCGCCCCAAGCATAGTGACTAAAATTACCACCAATGAGCTGAGCGGTTTGGCTGCCAGCGCTACCGACATTATTGATCTGTTCAGTAACGACATATCTAACACCATCAATAGTACCGCCGTTTTCTCCTGGCTCCATACTTACGTATGAACCATATTGACTGCCTGTTCTACGGGTCTTGTAGGCTTTTCCTTCAAGAGCACCGTTCATTAAGATAGTGAGTTTATTCTTCGGAATCTTAACGAGACTAGCTTGCTGAATGAAAGTATCGATAACATCGAAAATAGTGTCTGATCCCCCCGGCGTGATACTAGTCGCATTAGAAAGTATTCCGAGAGGATTACCGTTCGTTCCACTTCCGTTAACTACGGCATAATCGGCGGCTCGAGCCATGGCTTCAGCCAATTTCTCAGTAATATAGTTCACATTTCGAGGATTGACTTTCGCTAAGAAGGCTAAGGTTAAACCAAGCCAGATGCCATATTGATGAGGCGTGATAGTGACTTGATTCACGTCTTGATTGCCGTTTGATAAAGGAGCTCCGTCAAGACCAAACTGGGCGATAGGATTAGCGGCGAACTTTGGTACGCTCAGATTACCGTCAGGAATAGAGAAACGGGAGGTTAATTTAATTACCTGCCCTAGTTCTTCAACACGACTGAGAATATAGTCGGCAACGGTCGTCTGGACTAGATTACCCGCATTTAAGGCGTTCGTGGTATCATAAAGACCAGCGGCACGCAAGTTAGTAGCATCCTCTTTCAATACTTGAGAAATATCACTATAGCCAATTCTGATATTAGAATCAGCTTGAGCTAAAATGCGATTGAAAGCGGTTCGCATTTGATTATCTTCCATAAACATGGTGTCCCAAGCAGCGAGTACGTCACCTCTGGTTGCACGCATACATTCATCGAAGAGACCTTGATAGTACTTAGCTCGCACGCTAAGATCATAAGGAGTAGCGGAAGCCGTAAAATAGTTGGCTCTCGCTTGCCTAATTTGAATTTTTAATTGTTCTGACATATTATTTGAAAAAAGTTTGATTGGTTTTACTTGCTTTAATTCGCTCATCAATATCACCGGCCTCACTGGCAGGTTCAGCAGACTCTATGCCTCTAACCTCCGTGGATTGAGTAATGGGACTTACCGGAATGAAAGCTGGGTTGAAATATTCTCGTTTGTTTGTGTCTTCCTCTTTTTTCTCGAGGCTCTCTAGTTTTTTCTTAATGGGGTCCAGTGCTTCTTCGAGCATTTCT